GTGATAACTGTTTAATTAAATAAGTGCAACACGTCGTTTCCGTATGGAATCGACATGTACATTTATTGGGTTTAGAGGCTGAATCGTACCTTAGGGTACGAATCAAGATGGAGTTCCTTTATGGAACCATCTTACCGACACGTTAACATCTCGTAGACTATACGTTTTCGTATTTAAACCTCAGAGAAAGTGACGGGAGACTCTTCCTATCAATTAACGAGTCGAGTGTGTCAATAGGCGCGACCAACTGGTCGGCCTGATTGAACACATTCTCTCGAATTTTCCATATTGAAAGTGTCTTAATTTCTTCAGATGTGAGATCAGGGTCCGAACGGAACCTATCCCGCAGTCTTATGATTCTAGACTTCGTTTGTGTCCAAGCCCGTCTGGGCTCCCGGACATTCGCGCCTTCAATTAGCATTATTTTGAGTGTCATTTGGGCTGATATCTGGTTAATAAACTCCGATATCGATACCAAACCGTGTTCCTTTTTGAACGCGGTCCTTCTTTGGGAACATTCCCACCAGGGAATGCCTTCAGAGGGGATGATCTCTCTCATATCAAATATGAACGATTCCGAATTATCGATAAATGTTTCGACGACCGTCAATTGACGGACCTTCGAGATTATATCTGATAGTACGGACTTCATAACTATCTCTTCTACCGTCCCTTTAGCCTCCTCCGGAGTCTCAATGATGAAATCCAGGGCTTCTAAAGGATCCATGACTGATAACCCCCTGATGACTTTGAAGTCGTCAGCGGTTAAAGTCTGGTCGTAGGAATCGGTTAATCCAATGGGGTGGTCAATTCCTCCGAGGAATGTTGGGAGGCCGACAGGAATGTCATGCCTCTTGACCACTCTTGCCCATGCACGGTTCTCATGAACCATCTCATCGGCAATATTAATACATCTGATAAATACCGGATCCTTCTTGTCCATGTACCTCATGTAACTGGACAAAAGTTTCAACTTAGAAGGGAGCACGTTTCCGAAAGGATCTGCCCCAGCTGTCTGAAAAGACCTAGGTTTTGGATTATCAGCAAACTTCCAACCATTTGAGTCCCAGGTGGAGAGTGCTGCCTCTTCAGTGAAGGTGCAGTACGTTTCCGACGAGAACCAAGTGGTTTCGGACGGAACAAAGCCGAGGGATCGATATATGATCCTATATGCCGATGAAAGACTCTCGTTAGAGAAACTTATCACGTCATCACCGCTCTGCGATCCATTATTATTGGGGGCCAGCGGCACATTATCAAATAACCATTGAATCTCGTCCGAATTGGACAAGATGAAATGCTCCGCCTCGTCGTTCGACATGAAGCCTCGTCCAATAAGGCCGAAGTGCTCCGCGAACGGTCGAGAGAGAGATCTGACAATGGCAGAACAGTCATTAAGGAATATTCCTGAAAGACCTTCACCCATCATTATACCACAGTGATGTTCTCTTGGAACCCTCCCCCTACGGTGAGGATCAAGTGTAAATGTCCTTTTGGACGTGGCCAACTCAACAGCGAAACGGAGAAACCGTTCCGCCGGATGCTTTAGCCCATCAAGGTGTCCATTTAATATGTCAGCCACGTGTCTCCGTGGCGGCGTGTCGGTCGCAGTACTGAGGTCGACGCTTTCCGCTACACGGGGTGTGGGATTGAACAAGTTGGAAGAGAAATCTCCGGATTTCTTACCTCCAATATGATCGAGGACCGTGTATAGCTTGACTTTCGATAGAAGGCCAATCTTTATCTCCGGTCTTGACCACATATGATGGTCCAATAAATGTCTCGCTACCGCCCCTATGAATGAGACGGCAAGAGACGTTATTGTGATTGTTCTTACCTTGAATCCTTCTTCAGGTTGTGGGCTCACTCGAGCCCGACAACTTCCACCCAATATCTGGATCCGGAAGCCCGGCCGATAAGAACAGAAGGAATCAAAAAGCTCATCCTCAACGTCGATCTCAACATCCTCCTCCTCCCTCAACACTGTGAGGGCCCAGAGGAGAGCAATGAGACCGAGTCTTGAATCAGTCTTCCCGATTACACAGTCGGAAGGCAAACAAGATAAGTAGAGGCAATCAGCTACGTTACGATCCGTGTCCCAGTCGGACGGTCGGATTACAATGTTACCAGTAATGTCATAGACATCTGCCGTAGGGCAGGATGGAAATATGTTCGTTACTGACTGATTGCAAAAGTCAAATATCACTTTCTTTCTGAACTCTTCCGTTTTCCCACCCTGGGATCTGGAATACTCAAAAGAAGCGTGGAAGCTTATATCAACCTTACTAGAACCCACGAAGGATTTCTTGTAGAGATGTGAAAGCTTATAGGCCAACTTACTGAGGTCAAAAATGTGAGAACCCTGGTTCTCCACATTGTTGCTAAACTGTTCAAGTGATCTGATGATCGCTTGACCGTCACCTTCAGGAAGTATTCTTTTAAGGTTTGATAGTCCACAAACCGCCAATTTCTGACGAAAAGACGGTTTAGGCATCAACCCCCATATCATCATCGGATCTAGAAGATAAGGAGGAATAGACCTCTGACCCTGGTGTTTAATAACACTTTGATAAACGGATATTGGCATCTGCCGGCACCGTGAATCATCTAGATACGAATAAAGACGAACTGAATTCCTCGCCGTCTTTGCATGTAGGACGCCCGGCACAGGGTTTCTGTGTCGGGTCCAGTCCTCGTCGGCTAGTATTAGCCGGACGCAGGTGTTCCAGTCAATGAACATCTTACAGGCGCCACGACGTCCATGTTTGGAGAACTCACTGGCGACATAGGCCCTAGTCAGGGCCACCGTCTTATCAGTAAGACCACTCATACGAAACGTGCGTTCTATAGGAGTGAAGAATGATTTAAATTCAGGGTCGTCCACGGAGGACGGTCCCTTAGGATACAAGTCACTCGGAATCTGGGCTGTCATCGAGGAGATCATACCGCACGAAGTGTATGGGCCACATGGCAAATCACCGTCAACCTTGAGCTTCTTGCTGTACCGGCTAACATTACAATTATCAGGACCACCGGGACAAAAGTCCGATAAAGGTGGAACCTTACCTCCTCGTGAGTATTCACGGGAGATAGATTCTTGATTATTGTACATAAAAACAATTAAAGAAATCTTCCGGAAGGAAGCGGTTCATACGTTCTTCACACGAAGGACGTAAAC